ATTGATAAGAATAAATAAATACACTTAATGAAAGAACAAACATGGCTATTAATTTTCCCAATTCACCAACAGTAGATCAAATTTATACAGTTAATACCCGCTCATGGCGATGGACTGGTAATGCCTGGCAATTGAATACTACATTTATTACGGGAGGAACGGGTGCCACTGGCGCACCTGGCGAACCTGGCGCACCTGGCGAACCTGGCGCAAGCGGAATACCAGCCGCATACTTAAGAACTACAGCATCTGTCAGCGGCCAGATATTACCTGGCAACACTGCAAATTTTGGTATTACTGGTTTTAAAGGTTACACCTTGTATAAAATACAAACATCAAGTGCGGCGTGGGTTAGAATTTATTCAAGCAATGCAGCAAGAACTGCTGACGCAGCCAGATTGCAAACAGTTGATCCAGCAACCGATGCTGGTGTTATTGCAGAAGTTATTACCACTGGGAGCCAAACAGTAACAGTGACACCGGCCATAGCCGGCTTCAACGACGAAAATCCACCAACTACCAATATACCAATATCAATTACCAATGTAACTAGCTCCACTACAACTATTTCCGTTACCTTAACTTTACTACAGACTGAATCGTAAAATGAAAATATTTTTTGAAAATTTAGACGACCTAGACAATACTGAAACGGTAGAGTTTGTGGTAACTTTGGCCAATGTTGAAGATTTGGATTTGTTTTATAGTGATGTTGAAAACGACGGCGGACCAGAATTTATACCTGATAGAGCTGTAAAGCCTTATATGCGTAGGCCGACCAGTTTAAACACTCATTACCTATTAACAGCAAGAGAAGCAGCAATGCTTCAACAAGATCCCAGGGTAGTTGCTGTTGCACCCGCAGATCTCATACGATCTTCCATGAAATATAATGCATTTACACAGACCGCAACTTTTAGTAAAACATCAGTTGAATTAGTTGACTCAAACTCGCCACCGCGATGGCCAACGGGAACTACTATGAATTCCAGTTGGAAAAATTGGGCATTATTGCGTTGCACCGAAGGTGCACAACGGACCAATTGGGGCGACGACGGTACCGCAACACAAACAGCAACAGTGACTGTTGGCCCAACTGGAAAAAATGTTGACATTGTCATGGTTGATGGTATGAGTGGAGTCCCTAATCATCCAGAATATGCAAAAAATGCAGATGGTACCGGCGGTACTAGATGTAAGTTGTATGACTGGAATTTATTAACCAGTATCGCAACAAGTATTGATGACGATGGTGCGCCAGGTTTGAAAGGACCGTACTCGTACACCAAAGCTAGTGACTCAGGCAATGCCAATCATGGTAGTCACACTGCCAGTTCAGTTGCAGGAAATACCCAAGGATGGGCCTCAGACGCCAACATATATCAAATTGATCCCTTGGGAGGAACACTTGATCCTTTGATCTATTGGGATTATATAAGAGCATTTCATAAAAATAAACCCATTAACCCAGCAACTGGTCGTAGAAACCCCACGGTAGTAAATGCCAGTATTGGGACAAGTTTATCATTTCCCTATTCCTACTTCACCCTTGAACCAGTAACGCAAGGGACATGGAGAGGAACTACAATTGGTGACTACACAAGAAATGTAGCGCTAACGTCGGGTCAACTCAACTCAATTGGCATGTACAACCGTGCAGGTACCACCACCGTACCATGGTACTTGTCTGATTCGGCAGCAGATATAGCACAAGCAGTGGCCGACGGAGTTATAATTGTTGCATCAGCAGGGAATGAGTCTTTTTATATAGCTCGCCCGGGTGACGCTGATTACAACAACAATTTTATAGCCAAATACAACGGTAAGGCTTATCTATGGTATCAACATCGAGGTTGCGCTCCGGGATCAGTACCTGGGGTTATATGTGTGGGAGCCGTGGGAGCCGATAAGCTGGATTCTATAGGATTTTACAGCAATCGCGGACCCAGAGTAGACGTCTTTGCCCCAGGCACTTGGATTGCTGGCGCTTTGTCAGATGCCGGCGGCAGCTGGTCTGGTAGTAGCAGTGCCCTTGATCCTAGAAATTCTGCATACCACATAGGCAGGGAAATAGGCACCAGTATGTCAGGTCCGCAAGTGGCTGGCATGTTGGCGTGTATAGCAGAGCTATATCCAAATATGACTCCAGCTGATGCAATGACATACGTAAAAAATTATGCAAAATTGTCCCAGCTTCGAGATACCGGAGGCACTGCTCCAGATTGGACCAGTGATAAAACTAGTCTTCAAGGAGCAACCAATAGATACATGTTCATGCCAAAAGAAAGACCAGACATTGGAATTCCTTATCCAAAGAAAAATGTATGGATTAGACCCATATCTGGAAGAACATACCCCCGCATTCGGCGCAGAATGCGCGGTTAACTAAACACCCTTAGGACCGCACTAGTTGCGAGGGCGGGCGGCCACTGCCCGGGACGGCCCGATTCGCTACCGGGAATCTCACAGTGTGGCACTTTTTTTGTCTAAATACTTGCTTTAGCCAAAGTAATACGCTACAATAGCAGCTTAACAACTCTATTAAGGATTATTACTATGAGCTCACTGCCACCACGTATGTTTAGCGGAGATCAAAAGATCAAACTTACTCAAATTATCAACGAAGGCATGAATGTCATGGCCGAAGTTGAAGCACTAAGCACTGGTCTTAATGAAACAATCAAAGCTGTTGCAGAAGAACTTGAAGTCAAACCTGCAATTCTTAAAAAAGCAATCAAAATTGCCAGCAAGAGCAAGCTGGGCGAAACTAACGCAGATCACGATACCCTAAACACTATCCTTGAAACTGTAGGCAAGACACTTTGATTCTGTTACTCAAAGATATTTTTGGTTGGATCAAAGATGACTATCATACCAATCCTTTTCGTTTTTGCATTGAGTTGCTTGCTTGGGCTATTAGCATTGGTTGCTCTGTCACTATGGCTTCCACAGTGCCAAATCCGCCTCTTCTCATTCTGTATCCTATCTGGATCTCTGGTTGCGCTCTTTATGCTTGGGCTGCTTGGACTAGAAAAAGTTTTGGCATGCTTGCCAATTATATATTGCTAGTATCAATTGATTTGATTGGGCTAACAAGGATGCTGATACTATGAGCTACGTGGATGCACTTTTTTCCAAGGACGAAGATAAAATCTATGTGGTTGAACGAGTCAACGGACAAAGAATTTATCAGGAATATCCCGCCAACTACTTATTTTACTTCAATGACCCAAGAGGCAAGTTTAGGACCATTTACAACACTCCTGTGAGTAGATTTAGTACTCGTAGTGGCAAAGAGTTTTACAAAGAAAGTAAAATGCACTCAAAGGAACATCTTTGGGAATCTGATATTAAACCATTGGTACGATGTTTGGAAGAAAACTATTTGGGCAAAGATGCTCCTGATCTACATATAGCATTCTTTGACATTGAGGTTGACTTTGATCCGGTACGTGGATACAGTCGACCAGAAGATCCATTCAACCCTATCACTGCTATTTCAATTTATCTGGCCTGGTTGGATAAATTAATCACATTGGTAGTACCACCCAAGAGCTATAGTTGGGAATCAGCTGAAGAAGTTGTTAATCAATTCTCAGATTGCTTTCTGTTTGAAACAGAAAAAGAAATGATTGAAACATTCCTTGAACTGATCAAAGACGTTGATATCATTAGTGGCTGGAACTCAGAAGGATTTGATATTCCCTATATGGTCATGCGTACCATAGCTGTACTAAGCAAGGATGACACCAGACGTTATTGCCTTTGGAATCAATTTCCAAAGAAGCGTATGTTTGAACGTTTTGGTGCCGAAAATCTCACTTTTGACTTGATTGGTCGAGTGCATCTGGACTATATGCAGTTGTATCGAAAGTACACTTATGAAGAACGACATAGTTACAGTTTGGATGCTATCGGAGAGTACGAACTAGAAGAACGTAAAATTCAATATGACGGTACACTTGATCAGTTATACAATCAGGACTTTCCAAAGTTTGTTGATTATAACAGACAAGATACCATGCTGTTGGCCAAGCTGGACAAGAAATTACGATTTATTGATCTGGCCAATGATCTGGCACATGATAACACTGTGCTTCTTCCAACAACAATGGGTGCTGTGGCGGTCACAGAGCAGGCCATTATTAATGAAGCACATCGGCAAGGTTTAGTAGTTCAAAACAGGAGTAATCATGATGAAAATAGCGACACGCAAGCGGCAGGTGCCTACGTTGCTTATCCCAAAAGGGGTATGCACGACTACATCGGGGCAATCGACATTAACTCGCTCTATCCCTC